GGCCGGATGGCCAGCGGCACCAGCTCGCCCTTCGACGGCCGAGGCATGGGCGGCCACGATGTCAACCGCAACCTCAGCAAAGGGCTTGCCGCTGTCAACCATGGCTTGCACGGCTTCAGCAGAAAGACCAGCTTTGGCGGCACATCGGCGGATGTCATTTTCCCGGCGAAGCGCCAGGACAGTTGCCGACTCACTGGAGGCGGCAACAGGAGAAGGAATGGTAGGGGGAGTGACTGGCGCAGCCTCGTGGGTTGCGGCGGCCATGGCTTGATCGTCAGCGGTGGCGGCCGGAGGCGCAACACCAACAGGGGATTGCGTAGTCATCGGGAATGGCGAGGGTGGCAGAATCCTATCCTCTTGGCTCATCTTATCGTCTTTCGCGCCCCATGTCTGCAGTAACGCAGCCGGCGGAGAAGTGAAGCGATCAGCGGGAAGACGCGGCGCGCTGGCACGCACCTGGGCCGGTGCTGCCACTTCATCCACCAGACCAGCCGCCAGCGCATCCTCTGCCGTGAACCACGTACCGGCGCCAGAGCCTGCAGACATCCACTTGGTTACCTGCTCCTCTGTCGCGCCCGTGCGCTGCGCATACGTGCGGCGGTATGCGGCCGAGTAGGTATCCAGCAGCGTCGCCGATGTCCGCAAGGACTCCGCGTCACCTGCCGCCATGCTCCAGCAGTTATGGATCATCAGCAGGGCGTTTTCGGGCATGACCACCCGATCGCCTGCCATCGCCACAATCGATCCGGCCGAAGCCGCTACGCCATCGATCACGACCGTTTTCCTTCCCTGGTACCGAGCCAGGATGTCGTGAATGGCGATCCCCTCGCCCGCATCGCCACCGTAGGAAAACAGGTTGACGGTGACATCCCGCCCACCTGCTGATTCCATGGCGAGGGCCACATCTACCGCCAGGATGTCAAAGCCGACATCCCCATACAGCTGCACCACCGGGGCGGTGCCGGCTGCCTTGACGCTCACGCCTAAAGCCATGGCCACACAATCGCTAGCCGCATGATACGACGAACAGGCCGCCACTATGCGTCCGACAGATCAGGCGTCTCCTCGTCTGTGCTCTCGGTCGGTGAGGAGACAGCGCCAGCAGGGCGAGCCTGTGCCACGCCGCTATTACTGACAAGGCCTGGATCAACACTGAGCGTAAGGCCCGCCCGCTTGGCTCGTTCCATGTCCTGCGCCAGCTCTGTGATCACCTCCTCCGGCACGTAGCCAAAGGCCCTCTGGACCTCAGACAGGCTCATGATGCCAGCGCGTACCGCATCGATCAGCGCCGGGATCTCCCGGGTCGGGTCGATCATCTCCCGCCGTGGTGGTGTATGGGTCCACGTCATGGGCCCACGCAGTAGGCCCGCCATCTGGGCTAGCTCGTCATGCCAGCGGCACACCGGCGATAGCATCCCAGGAACCGATACCTTGCCGCGTAGGTACGCAATGCGGCGGCTGAATTCCAGCCATCCACCACGGAAGGACGAATAGTTGACGTTCGACAAGTCGCCCGTCATCGACTCATAGGTGATCTCATAGGCAGCCGCTACAGCCCTCGCGTACTCCTTGTGGGTGCTGACAAAATCGCCGGAGCTTGGCGGGCTGAATGCTTGGAAGCTGCGGCCTGGCGACAGGTACTCCACCGCGCCAGGTTCGATCGTGTCAAACCCAATCGGGTCTCCACCAGGGGCGGTCTCACCGTCAGGCTCAGACACAACCCCGAAGAAGCACGCGGCGATCTTATCCTTCATCTGCTGCGCGACCCGTATATCACCCATGTCCCGCAACGTCAAAATGGCCGCCGTACCAAATGGCAGGCCCATTCGCTGCCCAGCACGGCGGCTGTCAAAATGAATTGAGATCTCTTCCTTAGAAACAAACGTGCTCTGTAGCTTGATTCCAGAACTCAATAGGCTTTCGCCTGGGTGGTTATCGCGGATCCAGTAACCTTGCAGCCTGCCGTTATTATCAAACTGCTGGCCAAATAAGATGTCTACTCCGTTATCCTTATTGAAGTCGAGCCAGTCAGGCTCTAGCATCTGCACTTGCAGCGGCACCAGCCCATACCGCTCCAACAGCTCAGGCCTGACACGCTTACGGACCAGCACTGCACCACGCACCGCCGTAGTCCTAGCGCCTACTGCCTGGTTGCCGTACCAGTCGTGGATACCATAGAAATCAGACTCCGGTGTCTCCGCCCAGTTTTTCCACGCCTGCGAATATCGCCGCGTCGCACCTTGCGGGGTGCTCATAATCCCATCGCCAATCCAGTTATTGACGATCACGCCAATGGCGCGGGAGGCATAAGCATCATTATCCGCTAGGTCCTGGTGGCGCTTGACCAGCCAATACCACGCCTGGCGAAGATCGCTATTTGGCCCGCTATTACTCGTCCACCAATTCGCCGTTCGCCTCGTCTGCTTCGCTGCTTCAAACTCAGACAACACCCGTTTAGCAAGCTGCGATTGCAGCCGCGCAACTTCTTTGCTTTTGCGCTTCTTGCCCATTAGGTCGGCCTCGACATTCCGTAGTAAACCCGACGAATCGGTAGCCGGTTGTTGCCTTCAACTTCTAGCGACATGCTCCGTTCGATCCGGCGCATCTCGTCCAGGCTGCGGTAGGTCATCTGTCTGCCGTCGCTAAAACGCACCTGCAGAACGCCCTCGGCGATGGCATCCCGGAGACTCTGGAGCTGAGCAGCTGTGTAGGCCATGCGCTGCAGTCTACCGGCTCAACCACTTACTGCGCACCTTTTCACTGCGGCTTGGCCTCTCAATCCACCCCGCCCGTTTTTCTGACGGCTTCACAGCCTCCCCCTCGCGGCGCGCAATCCGCCCGCCGCCTTCCGCCTGCCGCTCCAGCTGGTCCCACATCGTCGCCCGGTTGTAGCGGCGGCTCATCAACACCAGCGCCGCGTACGCCATCCTCGTGCAGTCGCCTCCCTCGTCATGCGTGCCCTGGGGCCTAACCCATCGATAGGTGGTCTGGCCCCTGGTGTCTCGCTTTGGCCGGCGCTTCCACGGGAACAGCTCCGCCAAAAACTGATCACTAGCAGCCTCGCCTAGGTGCAGGTATCGCGGGCCTGGCTGCTCTACTCGCAGCCGATTTCTCAACAAGGTCACACTTTCTTCATAGTCAACCACAAACAGTTTCACGCCTCGTTTAATCACCTTACCCCGGTGGTTCACATCCACAAGCGTCCCTTTATTGATCAACTCTTTACTCTTCCCCTTGCCGTCACCTTTCATCGGCACCCATAGGCTAGACCTTGTACGGCACCAGTTGCGAACTTCATGCGTAGACAAGCCACCATCATCAATGCCGCCCAGCACCATCCGCAATTCTTTCCCGTCATCCCGCTGCCACGTAAACCGCCCATACCCGTCCAACTGATCTAGCGTTTCGGTTTTCTGCGGGTCGCCGTCGATCTCAAAATGGCCCAGGTGCCAGCCTTCCTCACCACGGCCCCAGCCCCAGAAGGTGACAACTAACCTCTGATCTTCCGTGTCCCCGCCGCCCTGCACGTCAACACCTGCCGTAATCATCAGCACGCCATTTGGCACAGTGCCCGCGTGATAACCATTCCCAGCGCTTTCGTTTTGCCGACGTTCTGATAAACCTTCTGCCGTTAGCTTGGATGTAATCGAATCCTCCCACGGCACACCTAAATCAGTGTTATGGAACGTTTGCATGGGGTCCGGGTTGCCCATTTTCAGTTGCGCTAGTGCATTGTTATATCGCCGCACAATTTCAGTCCATGCGGCATCCCGGTGATACGACATTCCTACGCTTACCTGCTGCGATCGCCATACAGGCAAGCCATCGCGCAGAATCTGCCGGCTACGATCCAACCCCAACGGACAGGCCCAGCCTGCGTGTTCATCCATCGTCCGCAAATGCCGGTGCTCTATCAGCTCATCACAGCCCAGGCATTCCAGTTTCCCGGCGTTAGGCCCTTCCTTAATGAACCGATCCCATGCCAGTTGCTGGTAGGTGCCGCAATGCGGGCACGGATAATACCGATATTGCTGATCGCCTTTTAGAAAGGCTTGGTGCATGTTGTCATTAGGAACAACAGGTGTGCCGCCAATCGTAAAAAACGGATCAGCTACAGTCCCAGCACGCTTAAAAATTAGCTCTAACGTATCGCCTTCGCTGATTCGGTCATACGCTGCCGGCTCCTCAATTGCAATTCGCCCCCGCTCAACACGACGAAAACTCTTAGGCGTCGCCGCGTTACGCAAGTCAATAAGCGCGCCATTGTTTAGCTGCTTAAAGTTGTATGTATTGGCATAAGTTGTTTTTGATTTTTGATTACTCAGCAAGCCACGCAAGCACGGCGCACCACTTACCGGGTCAAAAAGTTGGTCAACATCCTCCCGGCTATACTTCTTTACTTCATCATCGGTCGGCTGAACAATCATCATCTTAGATGGCCGCCAATGGCTAAAAAACTGAATAAACCCGATTTTTACAAATTCAGACCAGCCTACCCGCGCTGGCTTAATGCAAACCATACATTCAACAGTCGGATCTGTTACAGCTAGAAACCAATCCCGTTGATATGGTCTAGTGTGCCATTTGCCGCGGCTTTCTGCGCCGCCGGTCACATATCCAAACCGCTCGGCATATTCCAAGCCGGTAATAAGTGGGCGCGGCTTTAGACGTTGCGCTAGCCGCATTGCTATCGCCCGCTGGTTACGGTCAATCATTCCGGTAGCTCCTCAAAATCATGCTCAGCCACAGCCTCGAAAATCTCCATCACCCTTTTTTCTATAATCGCCATTTCTTCTAGCGAAAGATGCGGAATATCTAGCTTGATCTGCTTTGGTAACGCCTCAGCTCTATTCATGATCTGCAGATTGATCGCACTTTGCGCAGCTTCTATATCTTCCTTGTAGACAAGTTTTTTTTCTTCTCTCATTCTTGTTAGCGTCGTCAACTGGCGTTTTTCTCTCTCGTGCATTCGCTTCTCATACTCTGCCCATGCTCGCTCAGTCGTAATGTCTGGAGGTTTGTCTACGCCATACTCCAGATCAGGCGGTGTTGAGTCTGCCAGGGGGCGCGCCGCACCTTGCTGGCGTTTTGCTGGCGCAGATGGTGGGGGGGGCTCGGCTGGCGGAGTGATCGGTGCAGGAGGCGTGGGCAGCGGTTGTTGCTGTTCTGCAGTTTGCGCCGGCTTCGCCTTCGGCTTTGCCGGTTCCCGCGGCAAACGGATCCTGACTGCCACGATCGCCCGCCACGTTTCCGCCAGCCCCTCG